CCCTGTATTGTTGAATAAAGAATCTCTACATCAACTGATAAAGCAACGTATGTTCCAACAGGAGTTTCAATATCGATACCTCTATGTGTACCTCCCCCTCTTTTACCATACCCTGAAGTAACAGGGAAACCACTAATAGTATCTCCCTTCTTACCACCTGTTGTTTTACCCATCTTCTCGATAGTACCAGAAGTAGTTTGAGGGGTAGGAGTAGTAACTTGAGCAGGTTGTGGTGTTGATTGTGAAGGTGTTTGTTGTGGTGTTGATTGTGAAGGTGTTTGTTGTTGATTCGGTCCTGGTGCTGGTACTTGTGCCTCTGAACTTTTTCCATATTTGATGGCTCCAGGACCAACATACCAACCAAATAAATGTCCATGTCTAGTTCTAAATCCTAAACCACCAGGATACTTATTTGCTGCTCCAGGTTGGGCAAAATCTGTTCTTCCTCCGACCCATTCTCTTGCACTTTTAACTAAGGAAGGATTTGTAATATCTTTTGATGCACTATCAACCAACTTAGTTGCCATAGTTATACCAATAGGACCATTACCTCTATTAACAGAAGCTACTGCAGCAATAGCACTATTTCTGTCTTTAATGGCCTTCCACAAATTTCTATCTCCCTCTCTTACAGGTTGATATTGGTCACCATGAGTAATCAATCCATTATAAGTTGATGCTCCAGGATATCCATACTTAGTACCAGCTTTTTTTCTATTGTAAATTGATTGTGCAACATCGGCTCTTCCTTGAGGATGACCACTTTCTACTGAAGAAATAGCAGCAACAGACCAAAAGTCTGCACCACCTCCACTTGGAGTTGAAGTAGCACCAGGAATATATGGAGGAGTTTCTTGACCAGGTTGATAGTCAGGTACAGAAGGTCTTCCTTCTGGAGGAGTCCATGATTCATCAACCCCAAATATATTTCTCCATGTCATACTATCGGCAACGGCAGTTTTTCCGATATTAACCTGACTCAGATTATTTTTGAAATTTTCATATAGTTTTTTTGCAATAGTATCACCAACCATTGAACCAAGAATACCACCAATAATCTTTCCTGCTCCAGCACCTATTAAATTACCAGCAATAGGAACTACAGAACCTACAGCAAATCCAAGAGCTCCACCAGCCATTGATCCAAGAACTCCACCAATAAGACCTCCAACAGCACCTACAGCTGCACTGTCTAATGGTTCTCCTAAAATCAGATCAATAACTAAAGAAATCAGACTTCCAACAACTGCAGCACTTTTAAATACATTTCTAAATTTTAAGAGTCTCTTTACTCCTTTTTGACCAAATATTCTATTAGCACCAGCTTTTGGTTTTGGTGCTGGTTTTGGTCCTGATGGTTTTGATACAGCTTTAGCACCACCACGAGCTGCAGCTTGTCCAGCACCAGCAGATGCAGCTCTTGCAGTACTACGAGCTATAGCACTTCCAGTACTACGAGTTACAGTATTTTTTGTAGACTTTACAATATTTTTAACAGTATTTACAATTGAAGAACCTAAATTTTTAAATGTACGAGTTAATTTTGGTGTAATTCTTTTGACAAGATTTTTAATTCCACTTCCACTCTTCTTTAGTACATTAAACGCTCCCTTAAAGAAAGATCCTATAGGTTTCCCAAAAGCTATACTAATACCTTGAATCACTGATTTCATCAGTTTAAAAGGATTCTCAAAGTTTTCTTTTAATGTCTTAAATAAATTCTCTATTTTATCAACATTATTCAACAAGAATACTACGAGTGATCCAAGTAAAATATTTGCAAAGAAATCAAATATAGAACTTCCCGCCTTAGCTGATAATCCTATTCCAGGTATACTAATTTTCTTTCCTTTTGACTCAAGTCTTCTTTCTCTTTCATCAGCTTTTTGTTTATCTCTTCTTCTTTCTAAAGCATCTTGTTTATCTTTTTCTACATCAAGTTCAGACTCAGAAACTTTTACCAAAGAATCAGTAGTTTCTTTTATTTTATCAAGAGTTTGACTTACAGATTCAAAACTTGTTTTTCCACTTGTTTCTATTGTTTTATTTGATGGTTTGTAAGTTGGTATTTTAATACCAGAAACCATTTTTTCTTTTGGAATAGACTCAGCAACTTTTGTATCATCACCTACTTGTTGATTTGGTCCATCTCCTTGTTCAATACCTGTACCAGACTTTTTATATTTTTTCTTACCAGTAACAAATCTTTTGGCAGCAGAAAACTTTCCTGTAGTTTTTTTAAGTGTTGTAAATCCTTTTACTAAGTTTCCTATTAATGGTAATACCATACTAGATTACCCCACAATATTATAAATTGACTTGACAACAATCAAATCAGCATTATTTAAATCTTCTGCAGAAAATCCTGGTGCTCTTCTTTGAGATGGTGATGCACCACTAGATGGTGCTCCTTGACCACCAGTTGGTAATGGTAAGACTGAAGTTTGACTAGATGATGAAGGTGTACTTGGAGCTTTAGGGGGTGTTGTTTTTTGTAATGGAGAAATAGATGTAGAGGGAATCGAAGTTGGTGAAGGAAGAATTGGTGCGGGAGGTGGAACTTCCATTGCTCCTCCACCAGATAAACCAGGAAGCATGGAATTTAAAACCTTACTTGCAAGATTCATTGATTCTTTTCCAACTGTCCCTTTCTTAACTTCTCCTAGAAATTGACCGATTGAAGGATCATCTATAGCTGCTACTTCCAAAATAGTACCACCAACAGCTGTGACTCCTTTTTCTTGAGGAGTTACTCCAGGATAGTTACCAAACACTGCAGCCATTGATCTGTCAACAGAAGATATTTTACTTCGATCTGGATTTAAAACTCCACCTCTTCCACCCCTTGCATCAAAGTGTAAATCCACAAATTGAGTTCCTGATTGTTTTTCTACACTACTTGGTACACCTTTGAGTCCTTTATATGATGTAATATTTTGAAATGATATTCTATCTCGATATGGAGAATTTGAAACAAGTTTTTTTAATGCCTTAACCAAATGACGAGTTGCTTCCCACTCATTAACTTTAGATCCATGTATGTCTTGTGTTCCTTGAACTGGTCTACCATCAGAACCTAAAGCAATACCTTTCATTGCATTTTCTTCTGACGGAGCATGACCTGCACCAATCACAAGTTTACCAACTTGTCCTCCTCCCTGAAAACCAGGAATCCTACCAAATTTTGGTTTATTATTTCCACCTGCAGCAGCATTTGCAGATAAAAGATTATCAGCTCCATAAGCATCAACTGCCTTTTTACTCATCATAATCTCACCAGGTTGAGCTGCAATCAACTGAGTATCATTTCCTAAACCAGAAATTGTAATTCCAGAAGACCTATCAATCGCTCCACCTTTTTCAAAAGAAAGATTTTTAATATTAATAACTGTTCCACCACCTTCTTGTTGTTGAATCCAATCTGGATATTTAATAGGATCAATATATTTTATGGCTATGGGATCAATTTCTGGTAAATCTATTGGATCTATTCCTGGTAAAAATCTTGCTATTTGATTTACGGCAGATTCAATATTATTAAATGCGTCATTTAAACTATTAATGATAGTATTGATTGGTAAAAGTATAACTTCATTTATAAATTTTATAATTTCATTTATAAAATCTATCATCTTGTTACCAAAATCAATCAATCCTTTCAAATATTTTCCAGGATTCTGAATGATATCTAATAATCTAACAACTGCTGAACCAAGTAAAATATTTAAAAAGAAGTCAATAATAGTATCAATAATACTTTTAGCTGGAGCAATAACTTTTGCTATCCTATCTTTTGTTTTGGATTTATCTGATGCTCCTTCTAACTCTTTTTCTTTTTCTTTAAATGCTAGATTTTCTTGTCTTGTTTCTAGATCCTTAACAGATTGTTTTTCTAAATTAAGTCTATCTTCATTTAACTCTAAAATCTTTTCAAGATTTTTTTCAATCTCAGTTAATGATGATGAAAGTGGTATGAGAACCTCTTGATTATTTTCATCAACCTCTGCTTTAATATCTTCAGATAAATTTTTCGTAGGTGGTAATAACTTTGATGCATCAACTTTAGTTGCTGTAGTCTTTGTTCTCTCTTCTCCAACAAAAGTTTCAGCCTTAATCTTTTTACCTCTTACTTTAAATCTACCAGTTTTAGACTTAACTCTTTTATATTCATTAGTTAATAACTCTACCTCTTCAGTAGGAATTTCACTATCTGCCATTCTTCCGGCAACTAGTCTTTCCCTGAGAAGAGTTTTATATGTAGAATAGTCTATATCACTTACATCAGTAAGACCTAATAATTCAAGAATACTTTGATTGATTTCTTCATCAACAATATCTTCATCTTTAGTACCTTCATACTTGACTATAGCTGATATATTTTTTCCCGATTCTGTCTTGTCTTCTTTTCGGATTTCATCAAGTAAGTCATCAAGACCTTTTGGTACTTCTTCTTTAATATCATCAACTTCTTTCTGGATCTCATTTAAAAGATCATCTAAACCTTCAGGTATATTATCTGTATCTTCTTTGATTTCTTTAACTTCTTCTTGAATATCCTTAAGTAAGTCATCAAGACCTTCAGGTATTTTATCTTCTTTCTTAGTAAATTTTTTCTTATCGGCTTCTGAGACTGATGCCACTTCACCATCAACAATACCCTCTGCCATTCCTCTGGCAACATCTAGAAAATCACCTTGACCTTTTACAAGATCACTATCAACTTTACTTTGTTCTTTTGGAGTAAGTGAATTATAGTATTGTGATAACTTTTTAATTTGAGCATCAGAAAGTTTGGATACGAGATCCTTTCCGAGTTTATACTCGTAAGCTTTTCTTAGTGTTTTGGGATCTCTAGCCATTCTGTTGTGCCTTAATCCTTTGCTCTTCTTCTTCTAAATGTTGCTTAAGTAATGTCACATAGATGTCTCTTTCCCAAGGCATCATGTTTTCTATCTCAGTCAAAGAATATTTATGGTATTGCATCAAGGCAAAATTTAAACGAAAATAATTTTCAAGATCCATATGGATCAAGGCTATCCGAAAAAACTTGATAACCCTTCTAAGACTACTGTACTCTTAACTTTTGTAACTGGGTTTGTAACTTCAACTGTATGTGAAAGTTTAGGCATAGTCTCAAAGAACTTTTCAATTTGTTTAAATTGAATAGAGTTCATCTGTTCTAAAAATTCTACAACTTCTTTCTTACTCACATCAGCAGTTGACCATACTTCTTCTTCACTATAAATCTTATCAATACATGTTGCAATGAGTTCAAAAGATCTATCAATATTACTTTCTTCATTGAAATCAAAATTATTTTTGATGAATTGATCCAATGATGGATATTTCATTTCCATCATCAAGTTATCATCAAGTCGAATTTGTTTTTCGTGATCTTCATTCTCAACAACCTTAATTTCATCAAGGTCAATTTGAATTGGAATGGTTGTCTTCCCATCATCAGGAGCAATAATACTAACTTCTACCTCTTCTCCTACTGATTTACCTCTGATGTTTAAAAAGAGATATTCAATATCAAAAGTTGGAAGTTCTTCGACTTTGACTCCCTTTGTAGAAATACAATTTTTGATAACAGTTTTAATTGCTGTTGTAATTTGTTTCGTATCTTCACTCTCTAATGCAAGAACAAGAAGTTTTTCTTCTTTGACGAGAAATGGTCTATATTTAATCATTTGTTTTGTTGAAGGCAATTCCAACTCATACAGTGGAGTAGCAATCTTTGGTAAAGGCATGATGTCCTAATAATGATTTCAGGTAAAAATATTTATGGGCGTTTTTTTCGTCTTTTTGGTGGAGAAATACCAAGATCATTTTCTGTTAATACTTTAAATTCAATTCCATTATCTTTCGCAAACTCAGCTGCATACTTCCATTTAGCTTGATTGACAGCATAAGTTGTAACTTCATTAATATATGTTTTAGTCATCCTTGATGGTTTTTTGGGTTCTTTTGTTTGTCTTTCTGGTTTAATTTCTACAATATATTTTTTGACCTCTCCATTATTATGTCTAATCTTAACATAACCATCAGGATAATATCTGTGTACTCTATTATCCACTGGTGAAACATAAGGAATAGAAAATTCTTCTGATGCATATTCAATGACAGCATCATTTCTATCACACCATTTTAAAAAATGTAATTCCCAACTACTTCTGTATATTATATTTCTAGAATCACCAAGATACTTTTCTGGATGTTGAGGGTGAAATCTACCTTGGTGCCATTTAGAATCCCTAGGCATCAGTTATACATAGTAATAGTAGTAATAATGGTATTTAGATGCCCTCACCAACAGGTGGTCCAAAACCAAAACCATTTAAAACATCAGAAATAAAAAGTAGAATATTAAATGTAGCAAAACCTACCATTTATATGGTTAGGTTACAACCACCACCTGCAGTGACTAGTTTTATTCAACAAAGAGGTATTAATTATCTGGCTGTTGGTGAAGACATTGAATTGAGATGTTTCAGAACAAGTACTCCAGCTACTTCTTTTCTGACACATGCTGTTAGTGCGGATTATCATGGTGTTGTAGAGGAAATACCATATCGAAGAGGATATGAAAATGAAATCAGTATGTCTTTTTATGTTGATACAAACTACGACACAATAGAATTTTTTGAAGGATGGGTAGATTATATGAGTGGTCTTGGAGTCACTGCTCCAAGAGATTCTTATTATTCTTCTCAAGCATTTTTTAGAATGAGTTATTATAATTCATATCGAGTTCCTATTTTTCTAACTAAGTTTGAAAAAGATATATCATATGAAAAAAATGTATTAGATACTGCTGATAGAAAGTCTCTTGAATATACTTTTATTGATGCTTATCCTAAAGCTATAAATAGTATGGAATTGAGTTATGATTCTACTGAAGCTCTGACTCTTGATGTGACATTTGGATACAGTAGATATGTAAGAAGAAGATTAAACCTTAGAAATCCAGAATAATGAAAACCTTCCAAGAATTTTTATCAGAAGCAGAATATGCAACTTCTGATACTCAATCAGCAATATCCAGATCAGTATCTGGAGGGGGATCTGACTATTTAAGCATTAATTCTAAACCAGGATTTAATAAATTAGATTTGTTGAGATTGAAAAATATAAGACTTAAACAAAAAGATAAAAATAAAGAAAAACAATCTGACACTTCTACACCTACTGATACTTCTTCTACAACAAGACCAGCACTTCCATATAGATACAAGGCAAAAGAAAAACCTACAGTCGAGAAAGGTGGTCCACTTGCAAAGAGACCACCTTCTCAAGAAAAATCAAGAGTAGTTCAAAGAACACAAGCTGCAAAACAACCACCACAACATAAACAAATTTCTGCTAGACCAGCATCAACAGCAATGGCTGGAAGTAGACAAAGACCAGCAATTAGACCATCACAAGATAGACCGCAACAAAGACAACTATCTCCATCTCAACAAAAACAATTACCTCAATCACAACAAAGACAACTACCTCCATCTCGTCAAAAACAATTACCACCTGCCAGATCTTGATGGATCTTACACAAGAAGATTATATTAAAAGTAAAACAAATAGACTTCCTGAATCAGAAGTCAATAGAATCATCAGTCTTACTAGTGAAGATGATATGATGTTGGAAATTACTGATCTTTTAAAAGAGACAGAGATCGTACCAACACCTGGAAGATATTATACATTTATATACTTAGCCAAGACACCAAGAATTGAATATGACGAATTTCCCTTAGTCGCATGTACAAATGTACAAAAGTGGGGATTCAGAGGTCTCAATTATCATTGGGGAGAATTCAGAAACTATACTTGGGAAGAAATACCAGGTTACTTACATGTTGTTTATCCAGAAGAATTAAAGACTTTAAGATCGATTCCATATCAAAATTTCAAAATAAATAATTAAATAGTCATAGTGTAAAATAATGTCGGTTAAAACCTATCCTAATATTTTTCCAAATACTATATTTACAGATGTAATATGGGATGGTGCTCTTTTTGAGGAAAGAACTAATACAATCACCGGCGAAATTGGCTTATATCGTAAAACTTTAGGTAATAATATACCTAGTACTGTATTAGGATCTTATGCATATTCAGAAGATAAAGAATGGATAATCAGTGATCCAAATAGTTTTTATATTGAATATAACAATGGTAGAAATAGTACTGATTTAATTACTTATGAGGAGTTTGAGAGAAGATTTTATATAGAAGGTGTACCTATTCTTAATCGTGATCGAGCTACAATATTGGAACAATTTTCTACTCAAAAAAATAAGTCTCAGTTCTTTGTAAATAGCATACCTGGAATACAAGATCCAAAAACAAAAAGATATGTTAACTTTGATGGAACATACACAGATCAAAATCCATTTGCTCAACAAGTAGATCCTAATGGTACTGATTTATTAAAAGTAGTAGAAATGCTATGTGGGGATGATGAAAAATATAATGTTATTTTTACCCCTAAAAAATATAGCACAGAGGAAATGAATTTATTGTATAATTCTACTGATGTGCAAATATTATTAACCTCTAATGAGGGGTGGGGTTTAAGTTTAACAGAAGCTATGCTTGTAGGTAATCCTATTGTAGCTAATGTTACTGGGGGAATGCAAGATCAAATGCGTTTTGAAGATAAAAAAGGAAAATGGTTTACACCTTCCCGAGAGCTTCCTTCTAATCACACTAAAAAATTAACTAAATGTGGAGAATGGGCTTTCCCAGTATTCCCTGTAAGCAGATCTATTCAAGGTTCTCCTCCTACCCCTTACATTTTTGACGATAGATGTGACCCTA